ATCAAGTCCTACGAGCGTACTTCTGGTGCTGTCTTTGTGGGAGCGTAATGCCAGCCCCAGCAGTCAAAGTTGAACTAGGTCTAAACCTTGGTCAGGCTGACCCCTTTGCCTTTGTCCTCGATGACGCTATCAAAGGTGTCCTAGACAACACAAGCTTTACCCTTGGTGGCGAGAGATACTTTGACATCTCAGACAGACTGATTGCGACAAGCACAGCTCGCGGTAAGAACCAGGCACTAGATCGTATTGACGCTGGAACCTCGAGCATTGTTGTTGACAACTCGGACCGACACTTTGACCCCTTGTATCCCAACGGCCCTTACTTTGGTCAGCTCATCCCTCGCCGAACTGTAAGAATCACCTGCAACGACCAGCCAGTCTTTATCGGTGCCATAGATGACTTTGACATTGTTTACGCACCTAGCAACCGGTCACAGGTTCGCATAGATGTGTCTGATGCCTTCTCAACTTTGACTAACTCAGGGCTCGAGGAGTTTACTCCTACTGCCCAGCTCTCAGGTGCTCGCGTGAACGCTGTGCTTGATAGACCCGAGGTTGACTGGCCAGCAGCCGAAAGAGAGATTGACACCGGCAACTCAACAATGCTGGGAGCCCTTGTTGCTGAGGGAACCTCGGTGCTTGAGTATCTGCAACTTGTAAGCAACTCAGAGTTTGGGGACTTGTTCATTGGCAAGGATGGCAAGGTCGTATTCCGCGAGCGAAACGCTGTACCGAACACGCCTAACCTAGTATTCAGCGATGAGGTAGTTGCAGGTGCCTACACAGGCATCCAGTTTGCCAGCGTAAACAATGTCTATGGCTCTGAGAACCTTTACAACCGCATCCTTATCACAAACGCTTCTAGCCCTGCACTTGAGGCTACTGCTGCCGATACGGACTCGCAGACTGTGTATGGACCTCGAAGCTACTCACAGAGCAATTTGCTAGTTGCAAGCCAGTCTGAGTTGCAGTTCTTGGCAGATTACTTGCTTGCCAGATTCAAGGAGCCTCAGTATCGCTTTGAGTCTTTGACAGTCGTTATGGACACACTCAGCCAAGCCAACCAGGATGCTGTCTTAGATCTTGAGATTGGTGACATTGTGCTGGTTAGGTTTGAGCCTTCTGACATCCCACCGGCAATCGAGCAGTATGTGAGAATTATCGGCATCAGCCACGACTGGACCTCAACCAGCAAGAACATAACCTTTGCCCTAGAACGCCTTGACTTTGCTATCTTCATCCTTGACAACCCAGTCCTCGGTGAGCTGGACAATGACCGCCTTGCCTACGAGTAGTAAACTAAAACGAGAACATAAGGAACCCAATGCCAAGAAAAACCTTTACCGCTGGTGAAGTCCTAGCTGCTGCCGATGTAAACCTATACCTCAGCAACGAGGTGACACTAACTGCCTCTACTGCTACTACTTACACAGTGCTGACCTCTGACCGCTACAAGATTCTTGAGTTTGACTCTGCCTCTAATACCACAGTCAGCATCGGAACTGCCACAGCTTTCCAGGCTGGCGAGCGAGTAGACATCTTGCAGGATGGTGCCGGAACTGTCACGATCACCAGGGATGGCACAGTCGTTAGCCTTGCTGGTCGAGGAACCGCAGGAACCGCTTACCGCATTGGTCAGCGCTATGACGCTGTATCTGTTGTCTGTGTGGGTACTAACGCTTACCGCATTATTGGTAACGCAACGGCGGTCTAACTATGGCACTAAGTCCTTTAGGTATTTTTAGTGCTGCTGGAGCACGTAGGCTGCTTTCTGTTGAGTATTTAGTAATCGCTGGAGGCGGTGGTGGTGCTTTTGCAGGTGGTGGAGCGGGAGGATACCGATCATCTGTTATTGGAGAATCCTCGGGTGCCAATTCTTCAGCTGAATCTGTTTTTATTCCAAGCCTAGGCACCAACTACACAGTCAGCGTAGGTGCTGGTGGTGCAGCTGGTCAAAACATTTCTACCTCATCTTCTGGTGTCAGCTCTACTTTCGCAACAATAACTAGCACTGGCGGTGGCTACGGAGGATGGTTCCCTGCCGTCGCTGGAGCAACCGGAGGTAGCGGTGGTGGTGGTGGTGGTGCTGATTCAGGTCCAGCTGGAGCTGGAGGAGCCGGAACTGCCAACCAGGGTTTAGCAGGAGGAAACGGAACATTTACACCGACAGATAGCACCGGTGGTGGTGGTGGAGGTGCATCAGTTGCTGGAGCGATAGGAGTAAATGTTTCTAACGGTGGACAGGGCGGAAATGGACTTTCTTCCGCAATAACTGGATCATCCGTAGCCAGGGCTGGGGGCGGTTCTGGAGGTGGATCACTTACAACAACTGGCGGTTCTGGTGGTGGTGGCACTGGTGGTGCCGCAGGGGCAAACGCTACAGCTGGAACTACTAATAGAGGAGCAGGTGGTGGCGGTGGTGGAAACAGCTCGGTCACTAATGGAGGCGCTGGAGGTTCTGGAGTTGTAATTTTGAGATACCCAGCTGATTACAACATTACTATTGGCGCAGGTCTTACTGGATCTACAAATATAGTTGGTGCGAATAAGGTTACGGAAATAACAGCTGGAACCGGGAATATAAGTTGGGCAGCATAATGGCACATTACGCATTTTTAGACAGCAATAACATTGTGACCGAAGTTATTGTCGGCATAGATGAAACAAAACTAATAGAAGGCATTGATCCTGAAACTTGGTATGGAAACTTTAGGGGTCAGGTTTGTAAAAGGACCAGCTACAACGGAAACATTAGAAAGAATTATGCCGGTCTGGGTTTTACATACGACTCTGAACGTGATGCTTTTATCGCACCAAGGCCTTATCCTTCTTGGTTGCTAAACGAAGAAAGCTGTCAATGGGAGGCACCTACTCCACGCCCATCAAACAGCTTTACCTATATTTGGAATGAATCAGAACTAGCTTGGGAGCTGGCAGACTTTTCGGAGCCTAACTAATGGCTGAGGAAACAACTGGGGTAAGAATAACCCAGCAAGCAATTTACGCCAAGCAACTTGAGCATGGAGAAACCCTTGTCAAGATTCTTGAGAAGCTGGACCACTTAGACGAGGTTCCTGCACGCTTAAGAGAGGTAGAGCTAACCCTTGCTCGCCTGGCTTGGATTGAAAAGATTGCTTACACCGGATTGACCGCTGGGATCACAGGACTGATTGCTGCCCTAGTTAGCTTCCTAGTAAGGTAGCCCTTTTCTTTAGATTGCACTTGCCATGACTTGGCTTGACATTAGATAACTTGTCAGGTCCACCCTTTGAGATAGGGATTACATGGTCAATGTGAAGTGACATCTCCCAACCCTCAGTGCCAATCTTTCGGTTTAGGGTTAGATCTATTGGACCACCGCAAATGTGGCACACAGCACCATGCAGCTCTAGCACTTGAGCTTCGGTGTATCTCTCCCAACCATTGGCTCTTTTGGTTGCTCTACGCTTACGAGCCAGCTCTCTTACCTTTTCAGGATGCTGCTTCAGATGTTGTTTTCTCTGAGCTAACCGATGCTCTTTGGTTTTCTCATAGACTTCGGGCCATTTAGCTCGGCGATACTCGTTTAGCTTGTCTTTATTGGCGTAGTAATGGGCAAGGTTTTGTGTGCGATAGGTCTCTGGCTTAGCACGCCGCTTGTCGTTATTGAACTTCTTGACACAGCTTTTGCAAGCAGCTCGTAAGCCACCAGTATTGAAATCCTTATAGAAATCTGGCTTAGGCTTAGTTTGCTTGCACTTGGTGCAAGTCTTATACTCGGTCATAGTGGACTCCTTGTAAGTCTGCTCACGCCCCTGGTTGTTGATAGCAACGCAGGGGTCTTAGCTTTTATTTTATCGGTAAACTAGACATCAAGACTGATAGGACAAAAAAATGAGCACAAGACCACAGTTTCCTTTAGATGGAAAAAAGGGCAAAGACTGGAAGGTGACCAGTCCGATGGGGATTCGCATACACCCGATAGAAAAAATCAGAAAAAGTCATAACGGCACCGATCTATGGGGGCCTAAGCCAAAGATTTGGATTGAGGCTTGGCACGATGGTCGAGTCATTGCAGCTGGAACCTCAAAACTAAAGAACGCTGACGGCTCACTTGGTGGTGTCGGTTGGTATGTAGATGTGCGCTCAAAGATTGACGGCAAGTGGTATGTGTCAAGATACGCTCACATGGTCGAGAACTCTCTCAAAGTGGTCAAGGGCCAAAAGATTACCGCTGGCACAAAGCTAGGCATCATGGGCAACACGGGTGCTTCGGCTGGCAGACACTTGCACTTTGAGATTTGCAAGGGCAAGGTCCACCGCTGGACACTTGACGGCTCAGGATTCGTTGACCCGATGAAGTTTGTTTTCAATGTCATTGACAAATGGGATC